TCTTAGCATTATTTCTAACTGCCTCAGGATAATCTGAATAGCTTTTTTGTTCGATAGATTCGAAATCTAAATCCTCATTCATACACAAAGATTGAAAAAAACTATCAAACATACAAACTCATAGAAGGTGACTAATATTTCTTCTAGTATCTTGACCACTCTCAAATCTATAGTAGTGAAACAAGTATATACCCTTAGCGATACCAATGCGTAGTCTATGTCGCATTATCTGCTTACAGAAATGGTAGTCAAAGAAATGACCATTAATCTGAATGCCTCCTTCAGGAAATCCTCCGACCTGTTTCCATGTCTTCTTACTAAACAGCATAAACAAGCCACCAATAACTTGGTTAAAGAACATCACATTACTTCCATGCTCTTTGTACAAATCAACTGCAATCTTTCTGTGGTTCATGATATCAGAGTCATCAGACTTCTTTCTTCCTACCAACTGATAATCCAAACCTAAACGATTGGTCATGCATCCAACCAAGTCAAAGTCTCCTCTCTGTGCTATCTCCTCGCATTGCTGATATATCTTCTCGTGATACATCGGTAGCGTATCAATGTCTCGTAGACAAATCCAATCATCGTCAGGTAAACCCTCGATTATTGTATTTATAGCCTTTCCAATATTCTTGTCTGATCTACCAGGTGTTATGTGGTGTACCTGAACGCTTTTCTTAACCTCTACTTTTCCTTTGTGCTTATTTATCGTAACAAAGGTTGCCATAACATTGTGTGGCTTGATATTCTCAGGACTTAACATACAATAATGCATAGCATATGGAAATGCTAACTCATCTCTATTAGTGTAGTTCTGAACTATGTGCCAAACACCATCCATAAGCCTATTCTGCAATGCATCTCGATTAGACCGCACAAAGAAGTTAGTCTCTAGCAATCCTGCTTTATCCTTGTACCTACTCTCCAAGTAATACCGAAACTGCCTCTTAACCTGATCCTCGTTTACCTTTCCCTCGTTTACCAATTCTTTGGCCCTAGTGTACACATCCAGATGGGCACGAGTCTTAAACCATATGGGAAAACTAGGTGGCTCATGCACAAACGAAATATTCGCATCAGCATAGCAGACCAAATCGTATTCGCTTAGATACAAATGTGATAGAAGCTTGTACTTCCTAGACTCCTTCTGTCTATCTGTAATGCCATCCACCACTCGTATCTGCCATCCATCAACCTTTAGCTCTGCATTATCGGTAAATAACACAAAGTCCCACCCCTCAAACTTAGGGGCAGGACTGACATCATCATAGTCTCCAAACAAGACCGAATAAATTACTTTCATCTTATATATCTCCAAGTTCTTTCTTCGTAAAAGTTATAATTAACATCTGAGCTTCCAAATCCGAATATACACTCATCCTTATCTGCCATAATACCTGGAAACTGCTCAGTCAAGTACTTGTCAAGCGTTAACTTTTTATTTTTTAGTCTTGCCTTAATTTTATCGGTAGCAAACCAATAGAATGATCCAGAATAGTGAAACGGATACGGAACATAAGGAGGACACGGCAGTAGCTTAGCACAAACACCCGCAAACAGCTTATCTCCTAACACAGGAGGTGTAGTCAGATTCTTTCGATACAGATGTGTAATCCAAATGTTTAATCCAGACCATTGCGGTCGAGTAACTCCCTTGCAATGAGCATAGAATGTCATCCCACCATTAATCTCTACCAATGAGTCTAAGAAGTGAGTACATTCTCCAAACTTAGCATCGTTCTTCACTACTCGATAGTCACAGTCTTTCGGCAGCATATCCACAATAGGTGCCAAAGAATAGTCACCCTTGACCGCTATCTTAACTATCCTCTGACCATCAAACACATTCCAATACTCTTGCAAGAACCTAAGATTCAATACATGAAAATGGTTTAATGTGCCATCGTAGTAAATGAAGTAGATTAAATTTTTTCTAGCATCAGAGTCCATGTCGTAGGAGTTGATGGTTTCTCTAATACCTTATACCCTAGAACCTTCCAGAATGCAATCCATTCCTCCTCCTGCTTGATGTTAATATGTCCCCACTCTGCATCGTTAGCAGTAGTATGTGGAGTAGAGCTAAACAATATCATTTCAGGCTCTATAACATCAATCGCATTCTTAATCTCTTGGTCGGTCATGTGTTCTGCCACCTCGATGAACAACATCATCTCCGCTGCCTTCGGTCTAGCAATCACCTTCAACTCACTATACTGCTCCTTGCAGTAGTCTCTGTGGCTCTTGAATACATCTAGTGCCATGATGTTAAATCCCTCCTGTCGCATCACCTCACTATACACCCCTGTGCCACATCCGTAGTCAATTACACTACTAGGATCAAACTTCTTGCAGTAATTAGCTACACTCTTAGCCAAGCCTACAAACAATTCATTGTTCATCGTAAGGTTCAGAGTTTCAATCTCTGCCTTCAAGAATTCTTCTTCTGATATCATCGTGTTTATATTTAGTTATGGCATTACAGAAAGCAGCTTTATAGTCTGCTCTATAATATCCTTGGTACTCATTCCTTCCTTGAATTCGAATGTATAATCCTCGGCCTTGCACCAGCAACTATACTCCTCACCCAACCTCTGAGCCTTGACGGTTATTATCCCATCAACGGCTACAAAGTTCTTAGTCAAAATCTTGGTCTGTATCATCATCTTCGATGTCTTCGTCTTCTCTCGGTACATTCCGACCACTCGGCACAGTATCAACCTCCAAGTCTCCACTTCTCATGTCAGCCAACGGCATATAGTTCGTAGGAACCAACACCTGAGTCTCATCTACAATCGTTCCATATCCTAGTGCCTCACGGATCTCATCTTGGCTGAATACCATCGCCTGACGCATCCAATGAACCAACTCCTTCTTATCGCCTTCCAATTCAGGATACACATCGGTATCAGACATTACTACCAAGCTGTTATCGCCATACCATTGACGAACCATCTTAGTCCACACATCATCCATCTTTCTCAACAACGGCAATACGCAGTTCGTGATAACTCTAGTATCACCTGTCTCACTATTCGCCAATGTTCCCTGCGGAGTCAATAACTGAGATGGATATCCGTAGATGTTCGCAATCTGTCGCTCCAAGTCTGCGTTGAAGTCCAAGATACCCATGTCCACAGGACTCAAGCCTATCTGCACCCACTTCAGGTCACTCGGAGTCACAACAATGTCTCCAGCGTTGTGGGCACCCATGTGGTTCTGTCTAAACGAATCGTTAATCGCAACCGCCTGCTCAGCAGTCAACTCACTCTGATCGCTGTGTCGTGCATTACCACTAATCAAGCCACTCGGCCCCATATTTGCAAACAACGACCCTTGAGCCACATCAGCATATCTCTTCTGAGAGATAATACTAACACTCGACCTTAGTGGACTCAATCCCCAAAAAGTACTCTCATATCCTTGCCACTCAGACACAGGGTTAAAGTACTTGAAGTGAGCAATCTGCTCATTGGGTATAACATTATCAAAATTATATGTAATCGCATATCCTGCCAACGGCTGAGTTCTCTCTCCTGACATCACAGGCTTCACAGTCGGACTCGGAACACTCCACAACTCAATGGGTTGCTTGGCTCTCACTCCTGCACCAGGTACACTAGCGTAAACAATCGCATTTCCCGTAATCAACAGATATCCTGCAACTTCTTCTCTCAACTGTCTTCCTGTACTAGTCGGGTTCGGCATATCCATCAACTGCAAGAACGGATGATTCTCCACAGACTCAAACGCTTTCACCCTCAACTTCGCCAACTCGGTAGCATTCTCCTTACTCTTCAAATACTTTCTCTTCGCATAGTACTTCTCTGCAAACCGCTTGTCCTTAATCTTATACAACATCGGTGCAGCATCCGCACTCTTCTCTACTATCTTAGAAACTACTGACTGAACAACAGGGATAGCCTTATACGCTTTATCAATGTAAATACCATCCTTTGCATCATAAGGCATCCATACTCCCTTAATATACTGCCATTGCAAAGCCACAGGCAAACCTGCATCCTTAGTTCTAAACGCTTTCAGTAGATTCATCTATATCTCACTTTTTTGTAAAAGTACTAATTTTACCTAAATAATTTTCCTTTTATCAACACGAACCCTTCACTTCGGTTCTTGACCATCAACTCAGTCAATCCCCATACCAACGCATCCACTCTATCGGGTGACTTCCCCTTGTCAGGGTCGAAGGTAACCATCTGACTCTCTAGCAACGGGAACGACCCAACATGGTACACCTGCCCCTTCTCATACAACGAATACACAGGCTCCGCTCTCACATACTTACCCTTGGTAGCCGACACTAGCTTAATCCTCGTAGTAGTCCCCTGAGCCTTCAACACAGCCTCCACCATGTCTCCACCTTGGTTCTTCTCAGCCACAATACAATCCGCATTCCACCTGAACGCAGCGTCATTCGCAATCTTCGCCCAATGGTTCGGAGAATACTTCCCACTCAAATCCTCCAACACATACCCAAACCCTTCCTTGCACTTACCAACCACGATGATACCCGTCTCATCACTATTCATGTTCGCAGTCACCGCAGGATCAAGGGCAACAACAATCCTTTTCAAGTTCGGAGCTTCATCAACCCTCGCCTTTCCAATAATCGCCCTGTTCCACAACATCCCCTCAGCATCATCCAACCATGTCCCCATGAACAAGTGGTCATACCTAGCCCTATTCTCTCGCTTGGTCTTCTCAGCAGCCTGAACAAACGACTCACTCAGATTTATCTTATTATCCAAGTATGTCGTATGGATGTAAGTAGTATCCTTTCTCTTATTCTTTACAAAGTCCTTATATATCCAATGACTCTTGTACGATGGGTTCATCACCAAGATAACCCTGTTGTAGTTATCCTTCGCCCTGATACTCAAGTCTACCTTATCAAATATCTCAGGGTCTGTCAATTCCTCAGCCTCATCCACTACCCATGTCGACAAACCAGCAATCGACTTCAGATTTGCCGTGTTTACTCCTGAGCTAGTTTTTATTCCACGAAATAGAATTTTAGAACCCGTTAGCTTATTTATAATCTCACTCTGAGTCACATCAAAGTCATTCATCTTGCCCATAATCTCAATCTTATCCAAAAACTCTGGAATAATCGAAATAAACGCAGACACCAAGGTGTATCTAGTGAAAAGAATCACATGACCCTTCTCATAGGTCAAGTTCAACAGAAACAAAGCCAATGTCCATGATTTACCACTTCCTCTTCCACCTGTAATCAAATAGTACCTCGTGTCAGGCTGCTCGTAGAATAATGGCTTGTAATCGTCTAAAAGTTGAATCATAGCTAAATTAATTAATTGGGGATTTCCATTTTCCGTTTCATTCCTGTACACTCAGAAACATACCCCCCCATGGGTAAATTATTTAATTGGGGAAATCCACTTTCCAATCGGTTTCCGTACACTCACGAACATACCCTACCCCTTTGCTTATTCGTCTATGCGGGTAAGCGTATATAGGCTTGGTGTTCAAGTAGTTATATATCATCATCCTCAACTATCTTAGCGTTCTCAATTGCAACTTGTTTACCGATCCACTGAATAGGTGGAGCGATTTTTTCCCCATTGGAAGTAACGTCAATTTGTTGCTTAGGTAAACCAAATCGATAGGACAACCAAAGTTTAATCGCATTGGTATCGCCTTGGGCGCATTTCATTAACAAGGCTTCCCAAATTTTATCGGGTACACAAAGCGCATCCATCTGTTCAATTAGCTTTATTTCCTGTATTTTAGGCGGCCTACCGCTGTTTGGCCTTGGGCCGCCTCTATTTTCTTTTTTAGTTGTCATGCTAACTAATTTTGGTTTTTTTCGGTTAACCAAACCAAAGGTAGTTTAAAAAAAATATACTATTCCATAAAATATATTTGACAATTTACTTGCATTTAATTGCAGACCTTTGTAATATTGTATCAACATAAACAAAAACCCTATGGAACTGGAATTCAAAAGCATTTATGACGCGTGCGCCTGGTTAATGTACGAGGAACTGAAACCTACCAAAGTAAAGATTGAAAACAAGGAACTTACCTTGTTAGTCTATGGAAACGGAACTTATGAAATTGTAAACCAAAAACCCTTTAAACTATGTTAATCGACTTATTAATTATCGGATGCGGAACTTTATTGATTTTCGCCTTTACTACATTATTAACCCTTAAAAATCAGAAAGCATGAAGAAAGCACTTAAAAAAATCGGACTATTTATTTACTACATTATAGCCTTAATCCCAATTTTTATCCTGGGATATATGTTGGGCCTAAAATTACTTTAATCACTAAACACTAAACACTAAAAACATGGAAAAATTACTTGGAACTGGAAATAGTAAACTAAAAACTACTTCAAAGCATTTTGACGTTAAAATATTTAATTTTTCAATACCAGCTGGTAACGACAAAATAACTGGAAAAATTACTTGTCCTTTTGCTGGTAAATGCCTTGCCGATTGCTACGCTAAAAAAGGTTTTTACAACATGCCAAATGTTGAGAAGGCATTATCCGAAAGGCATAAAGCCACACGTGATGCAAATTTTGTGGAGCGAATTGATATGGAATTAATTAAAGCCACAAATAAAAAACAAGTTTACGTTCGAATTCATGATTCAGGCGATTTTTATTCACCTTCTTATTTCCAAAAATGGATTGAAATTGCGCGATTAAATCCAACCGTTAGATTTTACGCGTATACTAAATCTCATTCGTTTATTCGTGGTATTGAGTTACCAGAAAATTTTGACCTAATTTTTTCCCTGGGATCAAAGAATGATGAATTGATAAATACAGAAACAGAAAGGCATTCAAAGATTTTCTATTCCAAGGAACAAATGGAACTTGAAGGATATTTTGATGCGAGTCATTTAGACATAAATGCGACTAAATGGGTAACTACAAATAATAAAATCGGTTTACTATTCCACTAAAATAAACAGATAGAAAAAATGAGAAGTAAATTCAGAAAATTCGTTACTATTTCAGGACGTGAAATTTATGTACGTTGGAATTTAAGTAAAAAGGTTTTTACCATTAAAACCGACGCGGCGACCTATAAGACCTACAAATTACCAGAAAATGAGTTTAATTATAATTTATTTAATACTGGTAATGAGTGGCAAAATTACCTGCGAACGTCTCAAGATTATTTTGTAATTAAATAAACCAAGGCCCTAGAAATAGGGCTTTTTTATCAACTTAAAACACTACAAAAATGGGAAAATTTATGATTTCTAAATTTCAAGGTATTTGCGCTGAATCGGGCGCAAAAATCAAAAAAGGTGATCCAATCTATTTTGACGGTTTAGCCTTTTGCAGTTACTCGAATAAATACAAAAAACTTAATGAAATAGATGATTTGGCAAAATTTGTCGAATCTGAACAAATCGCCTATTTCGATAATTTTTGCCTAAAAAATAACATCTGATAAAATGGAAGACCTATTCGAATATCCTGAATTATGGCCCGCTAAATTGCGGGCTTTGCTGTTTGAATACATTGCAAAGGATCAAACCTATAGTAACATACTACAGCTAGAAATTGACCTTAAAAAACTAGGTTATTCGATCCAATACGGATTGGATTGTATGGCTTATAACCTACAGAAAATACAGCCTTAATTTTGACCTATTTTAAGCCGTTTTAAGACCTTTAAATTTTCGCCTATGTCACTACATTAAAATAAAAATATCTCTTTACTACGGCCCTAAAAATGCCTTCCTTTCCCTTTGTAGGTATTAAGGTAGGTTTGCCATGTCACGACCGACCGACCGACCTACGAATGGGCACGGCCGACCCCTACCCCATAGTGTAAAACATGGCGGTTTGACCCATAGTGTAAAACATGGCAAAAAACCCCATAGTGTAAAACAAAACCAGGTTGACCCCTTGGTGGAAAACAAAATTTCTCTGGGGTGGTAGTGGAAAACAAAACCCTTAGTGTAAAACAAAACCATTTATCCAAGAAAATTACCCTTAGTGTAAAACAAAAATAAATTTAATAATTCCCTTGCATTTGTTGTGCAGAGTCTTGTACCTTAGCATCACACTAAACAATCACAATCATGTTAACAGATTATCATTTTATCCTTGAGAAGCCAGGCTTTAGCCTAGAGCTTGAATCCTTCCAAAACGAAGGCATTGTCTTAGACCTTTACTTCGGTAATGGTAAGTCCCTTACTCTAGAGCTTTACGATGAGTTAAACAATCGGTTTACCGATCACTATCGTGTACTATGCTCTATCCTTGAACCATTTATTGTTGAACAACTAGAAAGAGAAATACGCCAATGCTTTACGAAATGATGACTGCCACCGAGTACGGTGTACTACGGGGCTTTACCGAAAAATCTACGAGAGTTCACCAGATTATCCGCTCAGGTGTATGGCCTGAAGAATGGGTGTATCCGCCTAAGAGATTAGGCAATCAATGGGTATTGTTTGTATCAACTAACTGGATAAAAGATGGTAGAGGATAGAATCAAAGAATGGATACTAGAGAACTTTGGGGAAGTACCCCATAGTGAAAAAATAGAGATTCTTAAAACCTTCGAGATGTATTGGGATGAGATTAGTTACCGATACGCAGAAATGAAAACACTAGAAAAATATAAACACTTAAAACGATGAAAGAACTAATTGCAATCCAATCCGAGCTTAAAGCTCCAAAGAATCAGTTTAATGCATTTGGCAAGTATAAGTACCGATCCGTAGAGGATATCCTAGAAGCGGTAAAGCCTTTGCTATTGAAGTATGAATGTACCTTGATTATTGAAGACGAGGTAAAAGAAGTAGGTGGTATTGTCTTTATAGAAGCTACTGCTTCGATTCAGAAGGACATGGAAGGCAGAGCAGTAACTGCCCAGGCAGGAATCGACATCAACCGAAAGGGTATGGATGTGGCGCAGAGTTTTGGTAGTTCCTCCAGCTATGCTCGTAAGTATGCATTGAATGGGCTTTTCCTCATAGATGATACAAAAGACCCTGATTCAACCAACGATCATGGTGGTAAAAAAGAGGAGTTAACTCCATCCCATGTTAAGTGGAACGGAGCAAAGGATTCTCTAGCCAATGGCAAGGTAACCTTAGAGCAAATTAAGTCGGTTTATATTCTCACAGCACAAAACGAAAAACTTCTTTTATCATGAACTTTAAATGCAGAGCAAGTGCCCTTGGTCAATTGATGACTAACGCACGGAGTAAAACAGAATCATTGTCTCAGACAACTAAAAGCTACCTAGAGGATTGGTACAAGGAGCAGATTTACGGAGTAAAGAAGCAGATTAAGAGTAAGTACATTCAGAAGGGATTGGCACTAGAAGATACGGCTATCGAGTTTTACTCGGTAGCTATGAACAAGGACTTCATGATTAAGAATCTAGACCACTTCGAGGATGATTTCTTCACAGGTACTCCCGATTGTTTTCACGAGGGTATAGTCTATGACTTTAAAACCTCGTGGGACTGCTTTACTTTCCCTCTGTTCGACGATCATCCCGACATGGGGTACTACTATCAACTTCAGGTTTACATGCACCTCACGGGCTTAAAAAATGCTAAGTTGGTTTACACCCTCCAAGACACCCCAGAGTTCTTGACTTACGAAGAACCAGTAAGCTACTCCCATGTAGAAGATAAGTACCGTATCAAGGAGTTTGACATCGAGTTTGATCCCCAGGTGATTGAGATGGCTAAGGCTAAGGTATTGGAATGCAGAGAGTATTTAAACGGAATGGGGATATGAAAAAGCAGACGGCAGTACAAAGTTTTTGGAATAAAATAGCGTTAAAATTATCATTTGAACAATTAAACGAGTTTATTCCTGAGTTTAATCAAGCCAAAGAGATGGAGAAGGAGCAGATTCAAGATGCTTTTGATATTGGTTTTTGTGAAGGATTTGATTTTGGTTATAGAGACTTTGATCCTACCTATGAATCAGGTGAAATGTATTATGACAAAACCTACGGAGACAAATGACATCACTAACTCAAGAACAGAAAGACGAGATAGTTAGGCTATATAAACTTAAAGTAATGAATAAGAATATAGCTACTATACTAAATATTAGTAAACATCTAGTAAATAATTATATATACAAGGAGTATCTGTTGACCAACGAGAGAGCCAAGAACACTTGCTCTCACCTTAAGCATGCAGACCAGGTTCTTGAATTATATAAGAAGGGTCTACCATACAAAGAAATTATGTATATGACTGGTGTAAAATACCATCATCTATGTGAAATTCTAAAACTCACAGATCACAGGCGAGTTCATGGTTTATCTATAAAAATAGTTAGAAAAATAGAGAATATGGTAGCGGAAAACAGAAGGACTTGCGACATAGCAAAAGAGCTGAATTTAGACTACAACAGAGTCTCACATTGGGTGCGAAAATCCAAGAAGGAGGGTGTACACTAGTTTACACTAAGTGTACACCTAAGTGTAAACCAAAATAGGCCTCCATTGGCTCCAATCGCAATAAGTGAACACTTTGAACACTTTTTGGCAAAAATGAAAAAAAATAAATTTTCACCTAGTCAAAAAAAATATATTCTAAAAAAAAGTGTAAACTTGTAAACCTA